GTTCTCTTTATCCAAGTCACGCGTCCTATTCTCTTCATCGATTAAAGTTGTTGAAGTTGTTTCCTTTAATGGAATAGGTTTAACGCGGTTGAGTGCATTCTTAAACGTCTCGTTTACAAGATCGTTAAGTTTACAATTTTTAACTTTCGACACTCGACCTAATGGCTCAGCTTCTATATTGGAATAAATGATAGAAGCCATTACACGATGCGCATCTGTAATCTTTATATTCGGTCGTGGACCTGGATCTAATCCGAGGCCACCTAACCATGCGGGAATATAATGTGGTATTCCTAGGAGTCGCTTACTCTCTAACTTAGAACGCTGTTCATGAATAAATAGATGATCTACTTCTTCATATATCGAATGCAAACCCATTAGTAGGTCCCTGTGACAGGCGCCCATGTTTGCAAAATCGTACACGTTGTTATTGAGATTGACTGCACCTTTTCCTATGCTCTGCTCCGAACGTTTCATCATTCTGATCAATCCAAAATTGATAAAGGGAGTTTCTATAAACGTCCCATCATGAAAAAGAAAACTTCTTGAATTCATTTCAACGAATTCACTTGAGTAGAAAGTCTTTCCAATAGAGTTGAAAAGACCCACACAGGATGACACGCCTACCCAGACATCAAAGTTCTTGATTCTGAAACAACAGTCATCACCATTTATAAGACCAGGGAATTTCTTTAAACTAATTTTCTTACCTCGATCAATTTCAAGGGCCATACGGCACACAGTAAAATTAATAATACAGAGAATAACAAAAGAAAGTATCTTTCCCATGGGCTGCCCTTCAGTCTGCTGACCTTCAAGCAGGTGCTCCCCATCTTTGTCCTTATATTTGTAGACAATATAGTTGTCAACTAGCGATCTCTCAGCTAGTCGTGTTGTGTCGGCATCTAAGCCTAGTTTTTCACACACATACAAAATCGCTTCGCGTGTGTAACAAGAGTTCATCTCGTTTGTTGCATTGTCGTAATCACCAGAACAGAAAGGACCATCAGAGTCGTCTGATCGCTTGAAAGCATCATTAAGATGTTTCGGTTCTAACGGTGTTCCAGTAACTGCAAAGCAGTGAAAATTTAAAAGTCTCTTAGCAAGATATTTCTGAAGTGGTTTCAATAGCCATGTTTCTAGTGGGTTGGGCGTTGTTATCCCTCTAACCTTTAAAGCCTCAGCTAATCCTATAGGACTAATTACTGACGGTTCACTTAAACATTTCTTTGTTAATTGAGCAATATCCAAGTCTGTTTGTATATCCGGTACATCCATTTCTACATATTTAGAGCAAGTTGGGTTATATATTTCTTCTAATTCAACCTCATGCGGTAGTGGGATAGTATCATCATTCGGATAAGGATTGACGGGCTTTAATTTCAAACCATCAAACAACCCTTGTTTTAC